AGTTGTTAACAACCAATTTAAATCTTCAAGATAAGTTTTTACCATTGAATAAGTTAAAAGATCAATAGACCCCCAATAGTAAATATCATTTAAAAATAACTGATATTTTATACTAAACATACCACTTGAAAGTGTATTAGATCCTTCAAATTGAAATATTTTGTTAACACCAATTACGTGAGAAGGTATTGGTAAATAATTTCCAGTTTCATAATAATTAAAATCAGTTGGAGTTCCTGTTATATTTACAGAAACTGTAGAGGTAGTAACTCCAACTGAATTATAAGTTTTAGATCTTCCTCTATCAATATCTTCTTGAGTTACTTCATATTTAAGAAAAGTTTGATATACTCCATCAAAATGCCTTTCTTGAAATAATTGAATAGCATCATCTACAAGATCTTCTATTTGCTCTTGAGCAATATTTATCTCAAGAACAGGAGCACCTAATTTTCTTAGGCAATAATCTATTAATTCTTGTCGAGTTGATGGTTGTGCCATTAGAGTTTAGATACAACTTCTTGCTGTTTTAAATATAGTCTTGCAAAAGATTTTGCAAAATTTCTAACCATATCTATATTATCTATATTATCTATATCTCTTGAGATTTTTTCATACTCAAACATTTTATTGACATCTTCAAGAATAATATCATTTGGATTCATTTAAAATTCTCCTCAATAAATCTTTAATTTCATTAATATCATCTTTTAACTTTAAAACTTCTTCCTCAAGATTGACATGATTTTCTTTTTCTTTTCGTTTTTGTTCCTTTAATCTCAAATAGTTATTATATTGAGACTTACTAGTATTTACAATAGAGTTAGTATATGGGTCTCTTAAAAGACCCAGTTGATCTTTTATCGGAATTAAATCTGACATAATTATGCTAAAGCAATTGCCCTAATGTCCTTTAATTGAGGAACATATGATTGATTAGTAGAAGTCATAATTAATTTTATCCTATAATAAGTAAATGATGGTAGATTATTTGAGGTAAATTCATATTCTACAAAATTATTGGTTTCAAAGTCTAAAATAGAATTTTTTTCAGTAAATATGTCTGGTCTACCATCACTATCTTCAGGATTTATAGTTTCAAGTAGATTATTTAAATTATTATATCCTGGGAATAATTCAAAAACAGGATCAGAATTTGCCTCATTACTTATAGAGAAAAGTGCTCTAATATCGGAGTAGATATTAATGTCGGCAGAAACATAAAGTTTTAAAGATGTTGCTGGATTTTGTAATCTTATAGATTTCGATACATATAGAAATGCATTTTGATCTCTAACCAAAGAATTTACTCTATTATCACCGGGATATTCATCATCACCAACTATTTTATTGACTCTGTTAGTCGTAGTAATAACACTAGTTCTTGTTAAATCAATACATGGGGATAATCTTGAATCTGCTGAGGATAGAGTTAGTAATACATTAAGAGATTTATTACCAGGCAACTCTGTCAATAAATTACGTTCATTCACAGAAGAACAAACTAGTCTTGGAGTTGAGAAGTAATTATAAACACCAAGACTAATTGGACTAAATCCTTGATCAACAAAAGACTCTTCATTTCCAGAAATACTTTTCCCACTAACGGTTCTAACTTGACTTGATATGTTAGTAGATCCTGGAGTGAAAGTTTCAATTAATGGAGTAAGTAATTCAAATTGCATATTTTGAGTACAAGAAACATCAATTCCACCATCAAATTTACTGTCTCTGAAATACAGAGCAGGTTTTAAACTAGAAGAAGGAGTTCTATTAGTAATTTCTAGAGTAGAATCTTCACTTATAAATTCTTCTTGACTTAATCTTAGGGTATAATAATCTAGTCCAATTGCATTATCAATAGTTGCATCTTCTAATCTATGAGTTTTATTTATTCTCAATAAAGAAACTCCATTTATTTCATATTTTCTAATTTCACTATCTGTAGAATGAGGAGAAATAATAGTATTATCTATTCCTCTTTGAGTAATATTTAAAGAGTTATTACTAATACTAGTGTATTTAATAATTTCTCCATCAATTATTGCATAACCTGGATTTGTTGGAGATACATTAAGTCCTTCAAAGGTTGAGAAATTACCAGAATTAGTTACACTTAAAGATCCAACAAATACACTTGATAAATCAGAGTTTATTTTTGATGGAGGTACATCTGGAGTCACTCCACTTAATTCAACATAATTTAATGTAGAATGCATTCCGTGATTTAAATGTCTTACTCTAAAATGTAATCCATCGTTCTCAATAATAATTGGAGAAATTGGAGTAATATTTCCTCCACTGCCAGAATTTAACTGAACTAAGTTTCCAGATGAGTTAAAAAATTGGAGGGTATTTCCTATTCCAACTCCAGTATTAAATTCTCCTTGAACATCTTCCAAAATAATTTCGTTGAAAGAACTTACTATTCCTACAGAAATTCTTAAATTTCTTCCAAGATTATCTATTCCTAAACTATTTACGGTTAATACATCACCAACTTGATATCCATATCCCCCCATAACTATCGTAGCACCTACAGCAACGCCATCTGTAATAGTAATATTTGCAGTAGCACCATTTCCAGATCCAGTGATTGATAATAGTGGAACGTTTGAGTATAACAAAGATCCACTGGAAGGAGTATAACCTATTCCAGGATTAACTATATTAATCCCAGAACCTCCTGGTGCAGTTCCTCCTGTAGCAAGACCAACCTTACCAGCATAAGTTCCAAAGGCACTACTACTTGATTGAAAAACTGTACTTCCAACTGGGAAATTGGAATCAGATTCTGTTATTGTATTTGATAAACCTACTCTTATTTTTCTTGAGATAAAATCTAGAGGATTATTTGTTAACGTTGGGATTTGAGAATTTCCTTTAGTTAGTTGGGGATTATAGAAATTAATTGTTCCAGGATTAATACTAAATTCAGCGCGATATAAGGTAAACTTTAAATCTTCATATTGACTTGGAGTCCAAGTTGAAGCATTTTGTGATTTAAATAATGATCCTAGTATTGGTTGGGTAGTAATTCTTTCCCCTGTCAAAGTGTCTGTTGGAGGTATAAATTCACCTTCATCATCACCTTCAGGATCTCTTCCTAATATAGATGAAATCCAAACAAAATATGAAGTTGAATTGGAAAGTAATACAATTGCATACTCTTGACTTCCTTCTATATAAACTGGACTTTCAAACTCAAAAGTAGTTGGAATAGATGCATCATCAGAAATATTAACTTGGTCTGGGATTAAAGTAACTTCACTAAAAGGTAATATTGTTTGAGTAGGAGTTCCCAAATCCATAGTCCTAATCTGACAAGATACTGGTATAGAAGGATCTTTAGATTGGAAATATACATCAATTTTAGTCAAATATACTCCACTAGGTTCATCACAAGCAAAAGATTGAGCAAGGGGATCGACATAAAGTCCAGTAAATTCTGTTTCTGTTTTAGTTTCACTTCCTACTGCTATTGATGTGACTTTTGCATTTCTTATTGAAAGAATTTTTTCTTGAATTTTCTGGGTTTTCCCTTCAGCAAAATAATTAGTTTCAGAAGCAGTTCCTCCAGATCCGGGAATAAAAGTATTATCACTATCACTGGTTAATCTAAATGATCTAATTCCAGATTTAAACTTGTAATTTTGAATAATATTTGGATTAGGAATAAAGAAAGATCCGATAATATCTCCAAACTTATCACTAACTAGTGAGACATTACTAACCTTTGCAATTGCCTTACTAGTTCTTCCAACTAAAATATAATCTTTTTTAATTAATCCATAGTATGAAGTATCAGACATCAATGACATTGATGCAGTATCAACATTCAATAATGTAGAAGTTGAAGAATATGATGGAGGGATAACTTGCCCTATACTATAAGGATTTTCAGTAAATGTTTGAGATGGAGAATTAAATTTTCCTTTTTTATGATTTGGAGTTGCTAATCTAAAAGAACCTAAAATAGAAGATTGTCCTGATATTTTAATATCAACCGTTTCTCCTACAACAAATGTTCCAGAATTCATTATTATTTGAATTAATTTTGGAAAACAATCATTTGTTACATCAACTCCATCAAAAAATGCATAGAGTTTAGTATTTGGTTTTAACTTATCTGCTCTAAACTCTACATTTCTTGATCTTATATATGGTTGTATATCTATAGAAACTACCGAATCTCCTAAAGATTCTGTTTCAAAAGTTTCAGTTACTTGTAATTGTGTGGCACTTCTTCCGTATAAAGCATCTACAACTTGAACATATAATCCTGTTGTTGGTATTACTCCTTGTGTATATAAAGGTATAGATGATCCCACCCAAGTAAATTTAGATGGATTAGATTCTTTCTCTGCATAAAACTCATTTCTGAGTGCTGCAGATTCATCTGTTCCTCCAGCCTTTTTCGATCTAGCATCAGCCCATCTTGGTTCTCCATATCCAAGCAAAGTCCAAGATCCCCAAATAACTGGACCTAATCCAGTTTGTGGGTTTACACCCTCTGTCAATGTTAATTGATTTAATGTTGACAAATAATTTCCTTCCATTTGAATTGTCAACGCATCTAATCTAACCGTATCTATCCATATATCAGAAGAAGGATTGAGTTTAATATCACCTTCCCAAAAAGTTAGAATATATGGCTGAACATTTTCAATTCTAGTTGCATAAGGTTGCTTAATAAATTCTTTATCAGTGTAAGTTAATGTTATAATGTCACCAGATTTTCTTATGTTAGATCCAATTATGTCTTCACTTGATATATTCTGAAGATCCTCATTTGTAGTAGAACCAATTCCAAGACCACTCTTTGTTGCAAGTAAAAGATCAATTGAAGTAGTATAATGAGATGGTCTTAATATGTTAAAAAATGGATCTATAGAATTTCTAATTCCAATTCTATCTTCCTGTGTAGACAAAGAACTAAAATTATCAACAAAAAATCCAGATTTAAATCTATTAAGACCAGAAGAATCTAGAATTTGTAGATTTGAGGTTTCGGATTCTAATAATGATAATGTTGTGTAATATTCTAGGTTTTTAATTCTATTTTCAAGTTTTGAGATATCTGACATTTGATATCTCTTATAATCAAATGATGTTATTGATGCCTTTTTAGTATCATAAAGATATGGAGGAAGAAATATATTTGCTATTTCTAAGGACTCATCTACTGGTTGTGGTTTTTTTGGATTTTCATCAGGAATTCCAGATTTAACGATAAATTCTCCATTTCTATTAACAAATATTCTATCTATTCTTGGTAGATAAAAATTATAGTTTAAAAGTATAGATTCATCAGAGGCTAAAATGTTAGTTGAACTATTTCCTTGCTGATTAAATTGCCTTCCTTCAAATTCAAATGGAGATCTTGCATTTAATGAAACTGAATAATCTGAAACTCTAGGTCTTATATCAATAATATCAGTCACTCTATATCCATTATGATAAGAAATTTCATTCTTATAATCAAATAATTGATAGGAATTTGCAGTTGTAATATCTCCATCATCTTGTGAATCATAATATGCATATTCAAAGTATATTTTTATTTTTTTCTGAGGTTCTAAAATTCCTTCATTTCTAATAATTCTTCCATAATCATAAAATGTATCCCTTTGTCCATTATCAAAAGTAAAAGATTTTGTTATATTTTTACTCGGAGTTTCTAAAGAACTTATTGTTGCAACTACTCCAGATTCTTTAAATTCTATTATTTCACCAATTGCAAATGTTGAATCATTTTGATAAACAAACGTAATTTGATTAGATGATGGCAATTCTGCAAGTATTGCAATAGAATTACTGCTTCTACCTATAATTTTTTCCCCAATGACTAAATCAACTGTAGATGAATTAGGACTTGCTATCGCAGATAAAACAGCATTTGGTGCTGATGGAGTAGAAAGATCTAAAGACTCAAAAATACCATAAACTTTTATTATATCGGGAACATTTAATGATATTTCTTTATCTTGAACTCTTGTTCCATATGGATAATTTCCAAATTGCAACCCATCATTTCTTGTGGTAGTTCCAATTCCGGAAGTAGTGACAGTGGATTTGTCTACTACTAAAGTTTTAACTCTTGTCTTTTTCTTTATCTTTGATTTTACATTAATTTTTCTTAATGTTGCAATTAAATTTGCTCCCGTGCTACTAGAAGTATTCAATCCTTTAATTTGTAATTGCCTTCCATCAGCAGAAATTTGAACTTTATCTTCAGATAATGGTTCTAAAGTTCCATTAGATGTAAATAAAGAATATCTTTCTTCATCATAAGGCAAGAAAGATTCATTTGTATCTGCAAGAATAGTTTCTGTAGCATTACCTGTAATATTTACAGTATATTGTTTTCTGATACTTAAGTTTGAATCTGTTAAATTAACATCAGATACATTTTGTTTTGATAATGGAGCATATAAGAAATTATTAGACCCCTGCAAATAATTTGTTGTTAATACAGTTAAATCAGTAACTGAAATATTTGATGTTGGAAGTCTTCCTTCACAAACGCCAAAAACAGTTGTTACTCCAACAATTTTTACAAATGTTGATATATCATTAGTTGATAATTCTGTAATTTTTGCGTAATTTTTTATTGCAGATGTAGATGAATTTGTAAAACTTATAACATCATTTACTTTTAGATTATCTAGATAATCTGATCCAGGAATTATAACGGTAGAAATTCCGGATGATTCAGTAGTTATTGAACAAATTCCAATACTATAAAAGTTAGTTTGTATAGTATCACCATTAAAAGTATAAGATGAATCATCAGAGTAGATTGATTTAATATCTGAAATATTGTAAGAAGTTACTGCTGTTGCAACTCTACTATTTCTTATTCCATCAAATGTAAAAGATTCATTTCTTAAAAATTTACCATTTGTATTATATAAAGTAATTAAATTTGAATTAGAAACATTATCTTTTAAATAACCAGTAGCACCACTTGAATTTCCTATCACATAGGTAGGAGTAGTTAAAGTTATTGGTTGATTTAATGCAATTTTTGTGTATGTTTGAATATCATATAAAGACACATCCCATCTATTAAGACCTAGTGATGCTGTATTATATGAACCCTCTTCTAATGCAAAATCAAATACTCTTGCTACTCCAATTTCTTCTCCTGCAGCAGAAGTGTTTATATCTCCTATTCTACTATCTCTTAAACTAATTATATAAGAATTACCAATACCTATAGTTGGTGCTCCAGTAACTCTGTTAATTGCCAATGTTGGACCAGTATAGTATAAAACTGATTCATCTCCAGAATTCTTAGTAGTTCTTGGTTTAGGTATGTCTAAAAATGTAGGTGAATTTACCTCAACTTCATAACCTCTAACATATGCCTTTCCTGGAGATATCTTATATACAGCAAGATCTTCGTTTGCTATGTTTCCATCATATGTTCTTTTTCCTTCGACAAATATTCCATTATTACCTAGATTATCATTTAATGAATCTTCACAACTAACTTGGAATCTTTTTACATAGTAATCTCCAGATTCTTCAAATGTTCTTTTTGCAAATTTATCATTAATAAGATTATAAAGAGTATCATTTGGAGTATCTCTTATAATGCCACCTTGTACTCTTGCAATTTCTACAAAATTTTGACTATTATTGTCGTCTAATGTTCTTTTATCTAAAATTGCTGTAATTTTTAATCTATCTGCTCCAGGTGCAGCATAGTTATTAAATCCTTTAGCATTATCAGTTAGAGTTTCATCAAAAGAAGATGTTATAATTTCTTCTACTACAGTAAATCCAATTCTATAATCTGGTATGTTTGTATATTGATCTAAAATTATAGTCTGAGTAGGAACAGTTACAAAATGTCCTCTAAGATAATAAACTCCATTGGACACAGTAAATGAAGATCCAAAAGAGTTTGCATTCAATGAAATAGTTGAAGCAAAAGATTCTCCAGCAAGAAAAGCATTAGTTGAAGTGACTATACTTTCTTCAACTAATAAATTTTCACCATCCTCAAAAAAGAAACTTTCATTATTTTGAGTATTTGCATTTAAATAACTGACATATATTGTGACATTTCCTCTTTCAGACTCATTTGAAGTTAAAACTTTATTAATAACTGCAGATATCCCTGATCTTTCCCCTTTTACTTTAATTCCAATAAAAGCATTAATATAAGAAGATACATTAATTCCCAAAAACTCATTATTAAGTTCTACTGCATTATAAAAGTTATTATAACTAGTTTGCCCAGGAATTACTTTAGCACCTTCTTTAAATATATGATCACCAAATCTTTCTATTTGATTTTGTAATATTGACTGTAAAGTAGTTAATTCTCTAGCCTGAACTGGATATCCAGGTTTAAAAAGAACTTTATAATAGTTCTTATTTTGATCAAAATCATCAAAATAAGGAGATACGTTAAGGTTAGTTTCCTGTGGCATAATTCTTTAGAATTGCAAAACGATTTTGATATTCTCTCTTTGGTTTTGTGACCTAGTAATAGAAGGTCTATGGTCTACATAAATGACATTACCAGAATTTTTTTTGACTTCTGGCACTGATATTCCATTTATAAAAAATTGACCAAGTTGATATGTCTTATTATTTATTACTGTAGTAATACCTGGATTTGTACTGGATCCATAACTAGTATCAATTTGTAAATTAATAGATCCACCCTCAATTGTTAAAGAACCACCTTGTCCTGGAGTTGATGTAAAATTATTTAATTGTAATCCATATGTTGGAGATGTATTTCCGCTTCCATCATAGTTAAATCCATATAAAGATCTATCCTGCCAATATTTTAGTACTCCAGTATTTTGATCGTAAGAAATCACCTTTCCAACAGATGTAACTCCCGTTCCAATTGTTTGAGTTACTAAAGAATCTGAAGTAAATCTTGCATTTTTAAAATCATCAGGATTTTCTATACCAACAAGCTTTAAAGCATTTAATGCACTTGCTTTTTCTAAGGATAAAATTGAATCTGACCCATATTGTTCTGGATTTTGAACTATACCTATTCTAGAAATTTCATTTCCAATGATGAAATCGGGATTTTCAGTATCATTTTCAATTTTAGAGTAGATCATAGCATAATACGATCCAAGTTCCCTATCAATGTCAAATCCATGCCCACCTTTTGGAGGAATAATTACTTTAAAAGTTGGTAAAATAGTATTTGCAGAAACTGGTATACCACTGTTTTCTAAATCCACAGTTCCATATGTATATCCAGATCCACCACTTGATACAGTTATTGATTGTACTTTTGAATCATTATCGACTAATATTACTGCAGTTGCTCCAGTTCCATCTCCTTTTATAGGAACATTAGTATAAATTCTATTTCTAGGGCCTAAATTTATTCCTCTATTTTCTATAAGGATTGTTTTTAATTGTCCACTTGTTATCGCATTATTTTTAATCAAAGATGTTTGAGTGTCTAATCCCCAATTTTTAGGAACAGGAATGAAATTAGTACTATCAAATCTAATAATATCAGAAGGATTAACCGTAAAAAGATATTTCCAAATATACCCATCTCCACTATCTCCAGCAGATCTTGGTTCTAAATCAGTAAAAATTGGCTCATCTAGAGAAGGTCTTCCATTTGGATTTTCCGGTGTTGTTCCATTATTCAAGCAAATATAAACCTTATATTCACTATTCAAAACATAAAAATTAGAAGAATATAAACTTGTTGCTCCAGAAGTATTAGCAACATTATTTCTATTTACATCATGTCTATACATATCAAAGGTAACACCACTTTCCCAAGTAATTTTTCTAATACATTGCTTTACATCTTCTTCTTTAACTCGTTTTAAAGCAATCATTGAATCCCAATAATCACTTTCATCATCAAAACAATCTCTTGGGGAAGGAGGACTATCATTCCATTCTAAATCATACTCAGATGAATTCGGAAGTCCTACAAAAACATAATATGATTCATTTTCAGAAGAAAATCTATTAACAAAATCCTTTGTCTTTGATATTCTTAATTGATCTGTTATTATAGCAGGCATTTTACTTTTTTATCTATTTATGCAAAATAATTTAAATATTTAAGTGGATTATATCTTCTAACAATAGTCGAAGAAGTTATTCCAACTGGATATGAATCAAATTGTTTTGGAGATCTTCTTCTGGAAGTATAAATTTTGCCCCAACTATAATCTCCATAGTAACCCGTAGTAGATGATCCAGCAATACTATCTATATTTGATACTTTTACTAAAACTGAATTAATATAAGTAACTCCTATTCCTGGAATATTTTTTAATTTAATATCATAATCATAAACCTGATACACATTATCTATAAAATTAGTACTAATTCCAATGGAAGAATTATCAGTCCTCAGAGAATTTATATTAGTTCCAAGATTTGAATTAGAGACTTTAAAATAATAATCAGTTTTTATTCCACTAATTCCAGTAGTTGCTATTCCTACTCTATCAGTTAATTGTTGTCTAATATAAGAATCTATAGGAATTGAAAAATCAAAAATAAGTCCGAGGGTTCCAGTAATTGTAGTTGTTCCGACTCCTACAATAGTTCCAAAATCTCCTTCATATTCAACCCCATCAACTATTTCATAAAAGAAAGAAGGTTCTTCAATAATTACAATTGGAGGTTCACTTGAAGTATATCCTGTCCCTGGATTTATTATATTAAAAGAAGTAATTTCTCCATTTAAATTTATGTTTGTTGTGGCAATACAAGTAGATCCATTTCCAACTGGAGAAGAAACTATAATTGAAGGACTAGTTGTATATCCAATACCAGAATCTACAATTAATATATCATCAACTTCACCAGAAACTATTACTGCAGTTGCAATTCCAGGTCTAGTTTCTTTTTGTGATAATAATAAAATTTCATCTTGAAAATCTTTTGATAATTGAAATTCATTTGAACTATCAAAAAATGTTTTAATATTTTCAACAAAGAACACAGTACTTGAAGAACTTACCGATTGAATTAAATAAGTTTCTGGATAAATCAATGGTTCATAGATTATTCTATCCTTAGTTACCTCTTTTCCATTAATAAACTTATCATCGGTTTGACGACACCATATTAAAGGTCTTCTTAAATCTTGATTTCTTGTTATACCTTGTCCACCATAAATATTTGTTCTTATAGTATCTGAAGTTAATACTTCTTCAACACTTCTAGATACTTGATCCAAATCTCTAGATCTATCGTAAATTCTAACAATATCACCCTCTTTAATAGTTTCTAAAATATCTTTATCTCTAGTATCTACGTCTTTAGTTCCTCTATAGAATAATATTCTACATTTATCACCTTCTCTTGGAGGTTCTGTAAAGGTAATTAGACTCCCACCTCTTATATCATATGACTTTTTAGGAACTTGTAAAACATTATTAAGTGTAATAATTAGATTTGCTGCTATATCTATATCAAATCCCATTCTTGGTCTAATGGACGTTCTATTCCCATTAATTGATATTGGAAATACTTTTCTTTCTCCATCAAATAAATTATCAATATTGTCTATTACCTGTAATTGTCCTATTGACCAAGCATTGAATTCATCATTTTTTACTTCTGTAACATAAACTTGAAATTCTTTAAATGATAAAGAAGTATTTGTTGGTATTCCAGTTTGACCTCCAATATTTACTGTTAGAATGTCTCCTGATTTGTATCCAAATCCAAGATTTCTGATATCATATTTTATAACACTTGATCCTTGACCGACCACTATATCAATAGTTGCTTCAGTTCCAACCCCAGGTTGAGAAAAAGAACTATATTTTAAAGGTAAACTCCAATATTCTAATGGAAGATCAAAAACTACGTTAGGTGGATTTAGTATGCTGTAACCTGAACCTGGATTCGTTATGCTTACACCAACAACACTACCATTTTGAATTGATGCTATTCCAACATATTCAATAAAACTACTTTGTGTTTTAACTCCAACTTTTACTGAAGTTTGAATTCCAGGACGATAACCTGATCCACTATTGCCAATACTAATAGATTGTATTGTTCCCGCCAATGAAACTAATGCAGTTCCCCCAGCAGAAACTGTTGGTTGATATCCAAATCCTTCAGTAGAACCAACTGAAAAGATTATGCCACCTCTAGGCAACTGTGAAGTATTAACATCATAAGAAACTGATGCTGCAGTTCCAACAAAAGTAATTGAAGTTATTCCAGCATTTTCTTCAAGAAAAAAATCATTATTTATTTGAATGCCTGTCGTTCTTGATGGGATTTGATTTATATCATTAATTAAAACAATAGCATTATCAGTAGATATTCCACTTACAGACTCACCATTTTCTGTTAATGTAAATGTTCTTTCGTAACCATCAAAGTTCTCTGAAAGAGAATCAAATAAATGATTTGATTTATATGCTTCTTCTGTTCCGAGTGGAATTCCTGATCGTAAAAATACTCTTCCACTAAATCTTGATCTAGAGTCTAGATTTGTATATTCTAAATCAGATCCAGAAACATTTTGGTCCAATCTGTTTAAATCATTGCCATAAGGAGCAGATGCAAAATAAATAATATTATCAATTATATTATAGTTTCCTTGAACAATTGTGATTGTAGAACCAATAGAATGTGGTTCGGCAGTAGTTCCTAATATTGGTCTTTCAACTTTTATTTTAGTATTTTCAGTTGTTCCTATACCTACTGTAAAGACCCTCATATATTCATTATCAATTTTTATAATACTACCCCCATTAAAATCTGAAGTGTCATTGATTTTAAAAACAGTTTCTGCACTTCCAATATCATCTTCAATAAAACTTGTCAATCCAGTAGATATAATTGGAGATTGAGATACATTATCTAATGCAATTAAACACTTTTTATTTTGATTTTTAGATAAAAATTTATGTTGACCAAATCCTAAAGATGTTATTCTTAATGGAACAGGTGGGTCAGAAAGAGCATCTTCTGCTGTTGCAGCAACTCTAATATCAATAGCAGAAACTTTAATTACATAAAATGTTTTTGGAAGATATGAAGTAGTTACGCCAGAGATAACAGTAGGTTCAATTGATATTGGAATATCTCCATTTTCAATAGAATATTGATACTCCAATTCTTCTCCAGAAGAATAAAAGTGATTAACTATTCTTATTGTATTTGAAGGTATTCTTACTACCGCAATGTTCTGAGATTCAATAGGACGTTCAAATATTAATTCATTATTATAAGTTAATAGAAAAGAATTTACCTCTCCGAGTGTTGGATCTCTATATTCTCCAGAAGAAGATGAAAAAGTAATATTACTCATATAGTAATGGCTCCGTCTTGGTTGGTAAGTCCTACAATGGTTGTTAATATTCTTAAATCATAATCAATATCTTGATAAGGAGTGAAATATAATTCAAAGTTTCCTGAAATATTATCAATTTCTGAATTAAATTCTCCAATAGAAGTATTAAAATTTAATACTCCATATTCAACAACTAAAGATTCTTGTCTAGAATTATTTAATAGAGTATTCATTTCAATAAATTCAAATTCATTATTAGTCTTATCGTGTATTAAAATATTACTATAAGTAGTGCTGTATCTACTTGAGTGAGTAAAAATTAATTTATTTTCTGGAATACCACCAGTCATAGAAGTTGAAATAAATTTTGAATTAAATATATTTCCCAAAATTATTAAATTATCTCCTGTTACCCCAGTAGTTCCTATTGAAGTAATAGTAGCATTTACAAATAAAGAAGTACCTATTCCAACATTTGGATGTAGAAGTAATGATAAATTATTACTTTCAAGAGATGCACTAAAAGTTACAATACCTGATGAATAATTTTGTTCATAATTCAAATTATTTAAATCTCCAAAATCATTAATCAAAACATCTTCATCATTATGAAGAATACTTAATTCATTAAATTGATAATATGAGTTTTCAGTATCAGAAATTGCAATAAGTAATTTACAAGCACGTTGATCAGTAGATATTCCAGGTAAAGAAATAGGGGTAACATCATTTTCAGGTATAATAGTATTTACATACTCTATTTTTGCAATATTACCAAAATTTAATTCTGTATTTGCTGCACCAACTAAAGAATCACTTATTCCAATAGAAAAATTATTATATTTGTAAATTTTTCTATTTGTAATAGATGGATAAAATAACAATTCTCCAAATCTATCAATTTCTATTCTGAAATCAAAATAACCCATAGCATCTTCGCTGGAAATTACAGCATACTGATTTAGATAACCTTCAGTCCCATCATGAAGCAGGGATACAAATATAGATTCTGTTCTTGTTGGATCTAGAACATCATATATGTAAATAAGATATTTTTTATATCTTATATCTTCTAATTCAAAAGTATCTATTATTTGAAATGGTCTTGGTTCTGTTGTAGTAAACTTATCTGAAATATCATCAATGAGTAAAACTCTATTACCTATTGATTCAATATAGTCTTGAAGAATTCTAGAATCAAAATAAATTTCATTAGATTTTACTTTTTTATTAAAAATAAATGAATTTTCAGTTACTAAGTCAAAATCATAAACACAATTAAAATCAATAAATTCAGATGATATACTTTCCGCGTAATAATTACCAAGATTTTGAGATTGACTCATTTTTGCAGAGTCTGACTCTTCTTGAATTAAAATATCACTAAACTTTTTAAATCCAGAAGTATGATTGACATTACTTACAACATCATTCCACCTATTAATATCAATTGGAGATTCTATTGAATATGAGAAATATTGATAATAATCACTATCATAAAGTCTTTGATTGTCATTGTTTAAGAATCCAGTCTCTAACTTCCACCCCTGTTTTACAGTAGTATTTGAATCTATATTTAAGTAAGTATCAAATGATATAATACTTTCAATCAAACCTTTAACATTAGAAGTCTGTCCTACTAAAATATCACCTATCGTAAAATCTTTATTTGAACTTACTTTTAGATAGTTATTTTCTGGATCCCACCCTTTAACTACACCAGAATTATTTGATGAAATTACAACTTCATTTATACCAAATTCAATTAATTTTAATTGTGAATAAAATTTTGGAAAATACTTTTTAGGAACTACTACACCTTTAGAAAATCTAATATCATAAACTCCTGGGTCTTCTCCTGGTTCTAAAATATCATCTAAACTGTATGAAAAATTAGCACCACTACCACCAAAGTTTGGATTAAGAACTTCTATTTTAAATAGTTTATATCCGTAGTTTTCAGAGTTGTATCCTTTACTATCTTCAGATTCTACACTTACATTTTCAATTAAAACTTCATCCCCAAGTTCAAATGGGAAATCAACAGTATTATTAAATTCTCCTTCTAATATTACTGTAACTTTGTTTGTAAATTGATCATAAAATATATCAGAAATTAAAAATCCATTATCATTATTAATTGGAATTATATCTGGTTCTACTTTACTGATTCCTTTAGTGTTTTGTAAAATAGACACACTATTAGTTTCAAAATTATAACTCAATAGTGCATCATCAACGACTTCTTCGGTAATTCCATCCAATACCACTAAATCTGGAGCAGAAGTGTAATTTTTACCTCTACTTAATACTTCAACAAAATCAAATATATTGTAAGGTAAAATTCTAATTATTGAAGGGAATATACACTTTGGTCTAATAGTAATGTCAGCGGAATAATTAAATCCAATATCCTTTATTTTTATATTATTAGAAGTTACATTTCCTATAGTACTTGTTGAAATCTCCAATACAGCATTTGATCCTATACCAGTATTAATAGATTTAATTTTTGGAACTTTGTTATATAATCTTTTCTGATTATTTACTGATACTTTTGATATTCCCCCTAGGGAACTAAGAGAATCAGTTTCATACTCTATACTAGAATTACTTCTATTATAGAGTTTACTTTCAACTGGGTCAAAAGTATCAAAAGTAAAAGTATTTGAAGTGTAATCTTTTACTTTTTGTTCACCTTGGATTTCACTATTAATTAAAGAAATTTTATTATGACCAATTTGTTCCTTATCAATATAAATTTCTTTTTTGACCG